CGAGGTCGAGCAAATCAAAATCACGGCCTGGGAATCCATCTTCCAGCAAATCAAAGGCATGGGTCAAGACCTGTTCGATTGAGATTTCTCGCCGACCAGGGTATATGAATCTCGACTCCGGATTCCGACAGCCTGGTGATCGGGATTTTGGATGCAAACCGGAAGCCTGGCTTCCGCTAACCGGAAAGGAAAGGCTCGAGCTGTCTCCGATTACCGGAAGCGAGCGAGAAATCGATGCCACCAGGGGGGGGTTGGAGCATCATCGACGACTGTTTCGGCCCCTTCCAGAGCCTTCACACGCTGGACGAGCCAGGTAATGTGCTTCCTCATGTCGTTGACGGTTGTGCCTTCCTCGCCGCCGTAGTAGTAGCAGATGGCCTCAGAGACCAGGGCAGACTTTCCGCCCAGGCTCCTGGGGAACGGTCGACCTTCCAGGCTCCTGAACGGAGGCCTGGCGTCGACGATGTCCGAGGCTCGGATGGTGAGCCTGAACGAGTGGGTCGCACCAGAGGTTCGCCTGGTGCGAGGTCCGGTCTCAGACTTCACTCTTCATCACCTGTGAACATCATGCAGTACTCGCCGGAGTTCTCGCAGGTCCAGCACAGGGACGCCTTCGCATCCCAGGTCACCCGCCCGCACCCGTTGATGCAGTACCGACGCGCCATCAGTACCACTCCGGGTCCAGGTTCACGACCTGGTCGCGGGAGACCCTACGCCGGAAGGTCAGGTCAGCGACCTGGACCTCCAGGCGGGTCACCCTGGTGCGCATCTCGGCGCAACAGGGGCATTCACTTTCATTTTCATCAACGGGGGTTGTATCAAAGTCCTCCATGCACACCGTACCCGGTCACCCCTTGTAATATTACGGGTCTCACAGGGGGTTGCACTTCACAGAACAGCCCAACCGGCTATTATCACAGTCCCAACGCGGCCTCGATGACCAGCAACGCAGACCCGACAGACCATCAACATAGCGGGACAGAAGCCTGATTAGCGAGGTTCCGCGCTGGTCTGGCCCGATGGCGAAGTCCGACTCGTTCTTCATCCGCAAATCCCTGGAGGTGGACAACGCCGGGTCGTTCGTCCAAACCGAGATTGACCTGGGAGCCTATGTCGACGCCCTGGGTAAGTCCGTCCTCCGAATCCACAACATCGCGGTCGCCTTCACCGACGACACCGGGAACGCCGCCCAGGTCGCCGCCGCCACTGACAGTGCCGCCGCCCAATTCCAACTCACCACCCAGACCCAGACCGACACGGTGCTTCCATCGAACAAGTCGGTGGTCTCGTCTGGCATCATCTATGCCGTCAACTCGTTCAGTTCCGACGAGTTCCCCCAGGTGTACCACGACATGGACAACCTGCCGCAACTCTGGACGAACGGCTACCTCATCGCGGTCGATACCATTTACCTGGGCGGCGAGGGTTCGTCTGGCTGGCTCACAGCAGAGAACCTCACCTGCTCCATCACGATGGAATGCACCGTCGAGACTCTGAACAAGGAGGCCGCTATGGCTCTGGCACTGAGCCAGCAGTAAGGTGGTCGACGATGACGCATGAGAAAGACCTGGTCGACATCATCAAACTCATTCTGGTTGGTGGCCGAGGTGGCGGTCTCGTGCCTGGCACTCCCGCCGACATCGACCGGCTCCTGGGTTTGCATGGCCCCCTTGAGTCGTCGACGACAAAGGGGAAGCCCAGGCGTACCGCCAGGAGGGCGTACGAGGGGGTCTCTGGGGCCAAGAAGCCCAGGAAGGTCTCAAGGTATCACAAAGACCTCGGCGTCTGTCTGAAGGCACTCAAGAAGAAGCATCCCAGGACGCCCGTACCCAGGCTCATGAAGCGGGCTCATGCGTGTGCCAGGAAGAAGAAGAAAGCGAGGGGCGGTTGATGGGTCGAACCTTCACCATGCGTGGGAAGTTCTCGGTCGCTGATAACGCCCTAACCAACAACGGCTACGGTATCAACATCTTCGACTATGTGAGCCCGGACAGGAAGAAGGCCTGGAAGGTCTCTCGTGCCTGGCTATGGCCTATCACGGTGCGGGGCGAGATAGGAGGGTCAAACGGGCAATACATCGCTAATGCGGCCCTGGGAACCGATGACTTCCAGGTCGTTGACTTCAGTACCATCCCAGATGTCACCGAGAACCGCTTCTTTGCCTGGTCGAACCAGACCTACCAGATTCAGAATGCTGGTTCAGACTTCCTCCAGAGCCGCAACGGTACGCCCGACTCGTACGAGTTCATCGTCGACCCCGACCGCATGGTCGTCCAGCAGTTATTCCTCTGGTTCTCGACGACCTCATCGTCGGCCACGAGCCCCGTCCGAGAGTGGGCCTTCATGGTCGAGGTCGAGCAAATCAAAATCACGGCCTGGGAATCCATCTTCCAGCAAATCAAAGGCATGGGTCAAGACCTGTTCGATTGAGATTTCTCG